ATCAAGAAAAACACATACAAGAAATCAGTGACCTTCCAGAAGGTGCATTTGGTTTTATTTATCAAACAACTCACATTCCAACAGGAAAAAGGTATATTGGTAAAAAATCTTTAATTTACAATTTAAAGAAAAAATTAGGTAAAAAAGAAAAAGCCCTATATGAAGGAAAAGGTCGTCCACCAACATTCAAAAGAGTGTTAAAAGAAAGCGATTGGAAAACTTACTATGGTTCTCATGCGTTTATTAAAGATGCAAACAATGACGATTTAGAAAGAAAAATCTTACAAGTGGCTTTTAATAAAAAAGAACTTACATATTTAGAATGTAAATATCAATTTGTGTTAGAAGTGTTAGAAGACAAATTATACCTTAATGATAATATATTAGGTAAATTTTATGACAGGGATTTTAAATGAAAGAAGATTTATTAAAACGATTATTAGAATCAATTTTAGGTGGGAGTAAGTCTGCTCGTGGGGGAGATGAAGCTGTTTTTAAATGTCCTTCTTGTAACCACCATAAGAAAAAATTAACGTTTAATTTATCATCTCAAAAATTTCAATGTTGGGTTTGTAATTATAAAGGTCATAGAGCTTTTCAGTTACTTAAAAAAGCAGGTGCACCTGGAGTTGCATTTGGTGCTTTAAAAGAAATTGACAATCAATATAATTTTAAAAAACAAGTTAAACAAAAAATAGACGTTAATACTTTACAATTCCCTCGTGGAGTAACGCCTATAATGTCATCATCAGCGATTCTGTCAAAACACGCATTACATTATTTAGATCAAAGAGGAATCACTCAACAAGATGTGGTTAAATATGATTTACATTATTGTGAAGAAGGTCCTTTAAGAAATATGGTTGTAATTCCCTCATATGATAAGGATGGTTTTTTAAATTATTATGTAGGTCGTTCGTTCGATAAAAACGCGTATATTAAACATAAGTTGGCTTCCAGTACCAAGGACATAATTGGGTTTGAAATGTATATAAACTGGGATTTACCCGTGATTTTGTGCGAAGGTGCGTTCGATGCAATGGCTATAAAACGTAATGCGATTCCTTTATTTGGGAAAAAAATATCTACAACCTTAATGAAAAAAATCATAAAAAGTAATGTAGAAAAAATATATCTTGCCTTAGATGAAGACGCTTTAAAAGATGCTTTTAACCACGCAGAAACATTTATGTCCTATGGAAAAAAAGTTTATCTTATAGAAATGGAAGATAAAGATCCATCTGAACTAGGTTTTAAAACCTTTACAAAATTACTTCATAATGCAGTAGAATTAACTACTTCTGTATTAATGAAAAAGAGAATGGCTCTTTCATAGAGTTTTATATTTATAATAAACTGTACATTTAATGTCAAAAATCGCACTTTTACCTGGTGGATTCAAGCCACCTCACGCAGGTCATTATAACATGGCTAAATGGTTATCAGCCAACACAGGTGCAGACACTACTATAATTTTTGTTGGACCTAAAGAACGAGATGGTATTACTCAAGCTATGTCTCTTAAATTGTGGGGACTATATACTCAAAATGATTCAGGATTAGAAGTTAGACCAGCAGGAATTTCTCCCGTAAGAGATGTTTATGATTTTATTGAACAAGAAGCACCTGAAGGATCTACAGTATTTTTAGGAATGGGTGAAAAAGATGTTAGTGACACTCGTTTTAAAAATATACCTAAATTTGCTGAACCTAAAGGAATTACATTCGAAACAAAATTAGTACCACCACAAGCAGGAGGTGTGTCAGGAACTGAAATGAGAGGTTTTATTAAAATGAATGATAAAGCTTTATTTCAATATTCTTTACCAGAACATTTATCAGACGAACAAAAAAACGAAGCTTGGGATATAGTAACAGGTTTAGAAGAAGATTTAAATGAAGGCCCTCAATTTGGTGTTTTATACCATTTTACACAACAATTATCACAAGTTTTAGGTGATGATACATTAAGAGGTCCTGTAAGTTTAACTCGTAGTTTAGACTCATATGCTGCAGAATGGTTAGGAGATCAACCTTATTTTATTTTTGATAAAGATAAATTGCGTACTAAATATAAAATAACTCCATTTAAAGACACCTCAGATAACCCTGATTATGAAGAGATAAGTCAATATGATGAAATGGAAGAAGTAATTGAAAATGATATTACAAATTTAGCTAGATATACAATTAAAGTAGTATTACCTTATTCCGATGAAAATTGGGAAAATGCTCTAAAAGAAAAAAATATACCTTATGAAGTAACGGGTTTAGAAGAAGATTTATATAATCCAGAAGATAAAGTTTTAGACTACATGAGAAGTAGTGAATATAAAGCAGGAATGCCTGATGGTCCTAAAGATGACATACCTAGAACAAAAAATCAAATCCACAACAGACAAACTAACCCACACGCTCATATGAGTGAAGATTCTCAATCAGAAACTGGTAAAATTTTACATGCTTACGATTTTGATGACACAATAGCTAGAGTAAAAGCTAACATTAGAACAACTATAACTAGTCCTAATGGAGATTATAAAAAAGAAATACTAATACCAGCTGAAAATTTTCCTGAAGAAAGTAAGGAATTAGAAGCAAGGTTAGGTAGTTTAGAAATAAAATATGATTTTTCTGAATTTGAAAAACAAATAGATGATGCTATTGTAAATAGTAAAGTTGTAAATAAATTAAAAAACTCATTAAGTAGACCAGAAGTAAAAACAACCATACTAACAGCCCGTTCTATAGGACATCCAGTTACTCGATATATGAGAGAAGAATTAGGATTAGCTGCTTATGTTGTTCCTTTAGGATTACAAGTAAAAGGTAAAGTAACAGGTCAAGATAAAGCAGATTGGATTGAAAACCATATAAATAAAGGTTATAAAACAGTTTACTTTATTGATGATTCAGAAGAAAATAGAACAGCAGTAGCTGCATTAAAAGACAAATACCCAGACGTAAATTTAACAGTTGAAGATCCAGCAGCAGTCAGTGAAATGATGATGGGTATGATGACTAAGCAAGAAAAAGCTAAACATGCTAAAAATATGAAACGCTTGAGTAAGGATATGTCTAATTTAAAAGGAAATAATTACGGAGGAGGTGGTTATAAAGTACCAGATTATGTAAAAGGTACACTTACAAGAAAATTATATAAAGAATCAATCCAACAAATGGGTTATAAAATAAATTCACCTTATAAAGATAGACCTTTTATTGATATAGATAGTAATAGGATAGATATGGATAACCTTGCATATGATCAACTTAAATTAATTGGTGATAATGGAGTAGAAATAATAGCTAATAATAATTCAGGTATTATAATAGTCCCTGGAGCTACAAAAGTAAGAGAAATACCTATTAAAATAGCTAAAAAAGAAGAAATAAATGAAGCTGATCCTAAAAAAGGAACAGGTAAAAAACCAAAAGGATCAGGAAGAAGATTATATACAGACGAAAATCCTAAAGACACAGTTAAAGTTAAATTTTCAACTAGACAAGACATAGTAGACACTTTAAATAAAGCATCTTTTAAAAGTAAATCTCATAAACGTCAATCTCAAGTTATAAATTTAATTCACCAAAGAGTTAGAGCAGCTTTAAGTAGAGCAAAAGATCCGGCTGTTAAAAAACGTTTAAAACCTGCTTTTGAGTATATTAAAAAACGTAAAGAAGCATCTAAAAGAAAAACACAACGAATGAAAAAAGAAAACGTATTTTCTAAAGATTGGTGGAAAGAACAATTAGTAGAAGTTATAACAGAAACAAAAGCAAACACACACTTAACACACCTTGAAGAATTAGTATTAACTCAAGGACAAGATGGTTTTAATCAAGCTAAAAATTTCTTATATGAGTTAATTAAGAATTTAAAGGGAGAAGACAATACAATTAAAAATGTTTCTGTAAAATGGGATGGTGCGCCTGCTATATTTACAGGTATTAATCCTGATAATGGACAATTTTTTGTAGGTACTAAGTCAGTGTTTAATGTAAATCCAAAAATTAATTACACACCTAAAGACATAGATGAAAATCACGGACATGCAGCTGGTTTAGCTAAAAAATTAAAATTAGCATTACAATATTTACCTGCTATAGGAATAAAAGGTATCTTACAAGGTGATTTTATGTTTGACAATGATGATGTTGAAACAGAAGACATAGATGGTACTCCACATTACACTTTTAAACCTAATACAATTAGATATGCAGTTGAAGCAAATTCTGAATTAGGCAAACAAGTAATAGCAGCAAGAATAGGAATTATATTTCACACAACTTACAATGATTTAAGTGGTGGTGGCGCTTCATTTGGAGCTGATATAAGTGGATTAAGTAAATCACCAAGCGTATGGTTTGACGATGCTTATTTTAAAGACGATACAGGTATTTTATTAAGTGATCAAGAAGAAAAATTTGTATTAGAAAAAATAAATGAAGCAGATTCGATTAATGTAGACTATACTAATTTGCCTTTAAAAAATCTAAATACTTACATTAATAGTGAAATAAGACAAGGTGAATTTTTAGATAATCCTTCTAAGTCTTTTGAAAAATTTAAAAACTGGTATCAGCAAGCAGTAGATAAAAGTATAGAAAAAGTTAAACGACCAGAATCAAAAGAAAGAAAAAAACAAGCTGGTGAAGAAAAACTTAGAGAATTTAATTCTCAAAAACAAGATATAATAAATATATTTAAAGTAAGCAAATTACTCTCTGAAGCAAAGTCTATATTTATAACCAAATATGATAAAGCTGTAGCTACTAAACACTTTATTGACAATGGAGATGGTACT